ACACATCCTCAACGCGATCGAGCTGCCCAGGGAGCCGATCGGCTGGCGCATCGGGCGCGGAGCCAAGGCGGAGAAGATCGACGGGGCCATCGCGGCGGCCATGGCGGTCTACATCGCCGAGGCCGAGTCGGACGGCGCTCCCAGCTTCGCGGAGACGGGAGGCGTCTGGTCCGTGCCCCTCGGGTGACCGCCAAGTCACGATGGGATTCGGGATCCCTGCGGCCACAGAAAGGCAGCCCGTGAGACTGAATCCGTTCGGCGCCCTGCGCGACGCCCGAGAGAAGCGCGCGCAGGACGCGGTCGATGCACTGGCGCAGGCCTTCTTCTACGGCGGGAATGTATCGGCAACGGGTGTCCGGGTCACGCCCGAGACGGCGCTCGCTTCTGTCGCCGTCGCCGCCTGCATCGAAGTCCGCGCCGAGACTTTCTCGTCGCTGCCCGGCGGCGTCTTCCGCAAGGAGGACCGCAAGCGCATCCCGCTACCCGATCATCCTGTCGCCAAGCTCCTGTTCGATCGCCCCAACGACCTCATGACCTCGCTGGAGATGTGGCGCTGGAAGCAGCTGCGCGAGGACATCACCGGCAACTCCTATCTGCGCATCGTGTGGAACGGCGGTCAGGCAGCGGAGCTCTGGCCACTGTACGGCGAGAAGCCGCAGATCAAGACTCAGGGCGGCAAGGTCACCTACGCCTACCGCGGCGACGACTTCACCAAGGCTGACTCCTACCCCGCGAGCGCGATCCTGCACTTCAAGGGCCCGTTCGTCAGCACAAGCCCCTATGAGGCGCGCTCGCCGATCGACCTCGTGAAGGAGTCCATCGGTCTCTCGATCGCCAGCGAGCAGTTCTTCGGCCGCTTCCTCAACAACGGCAACCACTTCCCGAGCTACCTCGAGACCGACTCGTCGCTCACGAAGAAGGACGCTGACGCGATCACGGAGCAGCTCGGCAGCACCGCCGGCATCTTCGCCGCCGGGCAGATGCGCATCTTCGACCGCGGACTGAAGCTCAAGCAGAACGCCATGAGCCTCAAGGACGCCGATCTCACGGCGCAGATGCGCTGGTACCTCGAGCAGATCTGCCGACTCTACCGCGTGCCGCTGCCGATCGTGCAGGACTGGACGCACGGCACCTACACGAACTCTGAGCAGGCCGGGCTCTGGCTCGGCCAGCACGTGGCGACGCCGATCTGCCGCAACACCGAGGCCGCCTCGCGCAAGCTCTTCATTCCGGGGGAGGAGGCGCTCTACACGAAGTTCAATGTGGACGCCGCCCTGCGCGGCGACTACCAGACCAGGACCGCCGGCTACTCCGTGCTGATCAACTGCGGCGTGATGAGCCCGAACGAGGCGCGCGCGCTCGAGGACATGGACCCGTTCGACGGCGGCGACGAGCACCGCCTGCCGCTGAACACAGCCCCAGCCGGGGCACCGCTCGCCGCCGAACCGCCGGCGCCGGCGAAGAACACGGTGAAGGCCGAGGAGGTCATCACTGCCCCGGACGCCACGATCACCCCGCGCGACGCCGCACACCTCGCGCCGCTCGTCGCGGACGCCGTAGCGCGCATCCGCAAGCGCGTCGACCAGGACCGCGCTTCGCAGCGTGACGAAGCTCGCACACTGGAGTTCGCAGACAGAGTGCTCGCGCCGCTGGCCGAGGCACACGCCCTCGCGGGCGTGCCCTTCGACCGAGAGGACATCGAAAAGGAGTGCGGACTGTGAGCGATTACGAGGTCAGGACCGTATCGGACGCCGAGCTGCGCTTCCTCGTCGATGAAGGCAGGCCGCGCATCGACGGCCGCGCGATCGTCTACAACGTCTGGTCGCTTGACCTGGGCGGCTTCCGCGAGCGCATGATGCCCGGCAGCGCCGTCCTCGACTCCGATCTCGTGGCGCTCTTCGACCACGATTCGAGCATGGTCCTCGGGCGCACGTCCGCCGGCACGATGCAGGCCGCTCCAGACAGCGACGGGATCCTCTTCACCACCTACCCGCCCGACACGCAGTGGGCGCGCGACCTGCGCGTCTCCATGGACCGCGGCGACATCAAGGGCTGCTCCTACCGCATGCAGGTCACCGACGACCTCTGGTACGTCGAGGAGGGCACCGTATGCCGCGACGTCATCTCCTCCCAGGTCTCGGAACTGACCGTGACCAGCATGCCGGCCTACCCGCAGACGAAAGCCGTAGCGCGGTGCGCGGTGCAGATCGCCAAGGTGCTCGGCGCCGAGAAGCGCGCTGGCCGCGTGCTCAGTGAAGCGAACGAGCAGGTCCTCAAAGACGCCGTCGAGATGATCGAGACGGCGTCCGAAAACATCGAGTCGGTCATCGTCCAGGTGGACCCCGCCTACGTCGACGATGACGACGAAGACACCACAGATGGTCCCGATGCGGAGGACGCGGCGTCCGATGCATCTTCACGTTCGACGGGCGCGGCGCCCGGACTCAGCAAGAGTGGCTACGTGCCACGGTTCGGCTTCGTGCCGAGGAAGGAGCGCTAGTCATGGACTATCGCGTCCTGGACAGGAAGGCCGAAGAGCTGCGCACCGCCGGTGCCGAGCTCGCGGCCAAGGGTGAGGGCGTCACGCCGGAAGAGCGCGACACCCTCATGAAGATCACGGGCGAGCTCAACCAGCTCGACGAGCTGCGCGTGCAGGCCCGTGACGACGAGATCGAGGAAGCCCGCCGGATCGCCGAGCACGGCGCCACCATCGGCGGCGGCGAGACCCCCGAGGATGCCGCCGGCAAGGCCTTCCGCTCGTGGATCAAGAGCGGCACCGAGGACCGCACGGCGCTCGTGGCCGGTACCGATGGCAACGGCGGCTACATCGTTCCGGAGCCGACGCACGGTCCCCTCATCGAGAAGTACCGCAAGGTGTCCCCGCTGCTCAACGAGTGCGCCTTCTTCAGCCTCAACGGTGACACGACCATGTTCCTGCCGCGCAAGCTCACGCACGGCGTGGTCGCGAACGCCACCGAGACCGGAGCGCGCTCGGAGCAGACCGAGCCGACGTTCTCGAACATCTCCCTGGTCGCCTACGACTACTACAGCGACCAGCGCGCAACGCAGCAGTTCCTCGACTCGGCCGATGGCGCCGAGGACATGATGATGAACTGGATCTACGAGGACTTCGCCGAGACCTTCAACGCCGACATCGCGGTCGGCAGCGGCTCGGGCAAGGCCAAGGGGATCTACGACTACAGCGGCACGCACTACACGCGCCTGCTGTCCGGCACCTCGAACGCGCTCAACAACACCTGCTGGGCGACGACCATGTTCAGCCTGCCGCAGAAGTACCGCCCGAACGCCAAGTGGTACATGAGCCCGGCGACCCTGGCTGTGGCCATGGCCTACGCCCTCCCGGCCTCGGCCAACTGGCCGCTCGTCGAGACGCGCCCGGACGGCTTCTACATCTACGGCAAGAAGGTCGTGGAAGTCGACGACGCTCCCGCGATCGGAGACGGCCTGTATCCCGTGGCCTTCGGTGACCTCTCCAAGGGCTACGCGGTGGGCGTCCACAAGGCCGTCAGCATCCTCAGGGATCCCTACACGGCGACCCCCAATGTGCGGTTCTATTCCATCGCACGCATGGGCGGCCTGCCCTGGGATCCGGACGCGGTCCTGCTCCTCAAGAGCGACGACGCCTGATCAACCTCCTGAGCCCCGGGGCCGAACGCCGGCCCCGGGGCGACCTCTGAAAGGAGGCGACATGCTCTCGGATCTCCAAGTCTCCACCGCTCTCGACTACGTCAGCGGCACCGCCGTGCGCTACGGCGCCGTGATCGACACCGCCGACTGCGAGGGCGTCATCATGATCGTGAAGCTCGCGGCCGTCGCCACTGGCGGCGCCAACAGCATCAAGGCCCAGCAGGCCACCACTTTGGCCTTCAGCACGCCCCACGACATCACCGGTTCGGCGATCACCATCGCCGACGACGATGACAATCAGATTTTCATGCTCGACGTCCGCTCCCCGGTGGAGCGTTACGTGCGCCTCGCCGTGGTCAAGGACACGTCGAACGCCTGCGCCGAGTCCGCGATCTACGTGAAGTACGGACTCAAGAACAAGCCCTCAGCCGACGTCGCCGACCTCGTGACCAGCGAGGACCACTACAGCAACGTCACTGGCACGGCCTGACATGATCATCGTCACCACAGACGCCTGCGTGCAGGTTGGCAACGATCCGGTCGTCACCTACCGCCACAAGCGCGGCGAGAGGCTGGAGCTGCCGTCCGACGTCGAGGCCCTCTTCATCACCCACGGCTACGCGGTCCCGGTCGCCAAGGCCGAGCGGGCCGTGAAGCCGCGGGGCGAGCGCGCCACGAAGAGCAAGTAGCGTGGAGCGCATCAAGCAGACTGCGGCCGGCACCTACACGCTGGCCGTCTCGACGCTCGACGACTCCGGGGCCGTCCCCACGGTCACTGCCCCCGCGGTCGTCGTGACCGACGGCGCCGGCGTCGCCCTCACGGGTCTGCCGGCGCCGTCGGTGTCCTCGGGCTCGATCTCTGTATCCATTCCCGTCGCTTCGATGCCCAAGCTCGACGTCTACCACTGTGAGTGGACGGGGACCGTGAGCGGCAAGACCGCCAGCTGGCCGAGCGATCACGAGCTCGTCGGCGGGCACCTCTGCGAGATCGCCGCGATCCGCGCCTCCGACAGCGCCTTCGCCGACCCTGTCCGCTTCCCGACGGCCACCCTGCGCGCCGTGCGCGACTCGGTCGCCGACATGCTCGAGGGCGACCGCTACGGGCGCGTGAACTTCGCGCCACGCGGCTTGCGCCGGACCATCAATGGAAGCGGCCCGGACTTCTTCCGCGGCTACACGCCGCTCCTCTACGGGCACGAGGTGCGCAAGCTGCAGCTGCCCGACGTCGCGGTCACGAAGCTCTATTCCTGCAATATCTTCGGCGTCGACCTCACGTCCGACGAGCTCGCCACCATCGTGGTCGGAGACAGCTTCCTCTACCGCTCGGCGATGTACCCGCCCTGGCCCTTCGGCGTCCAGAACATCGCCCTGCACTACGTTGCCGGCTATGCCCGCACTCCGGGCCCGATCAGCCGCGCCGCGACCCTGCTCTGCCGCGAGTACTTGATCGCCTCGCCGCTGCCCAGCCGTGCCACGGCGACCAGCATCGGCGACCAGATGTTCCGCGTCACCGTCGCCGGCCGCGACGGCGCCACCGGCATCCCCGACATCGATTCCGCCGTGGAACAGTTCGGACGCAAGCACTACGTGGTCGGCTGAGTTGACCGGCATGCAGACGAAGGCATTCGACGCCCAGGACGCTCTGGTGGCGGCGCTCGAGGCCGCCGTCGGGCTCGCCGCGTGGACCGTCTCCTATGGACTCCCAGCGCGCCGTGAGGACCTGCACGTCTGGGTCGACGAACAGGTCTCAGACTGGAAGCAGGAGCAGCAGACGACCGGGCTCGTGAGTAAGGCCGAATCCTTCAAGCTCCACGTCTACGCCTACGTGCGCCAGACCGGCGCCACGGCCCTCGAGGTACGCGAAGAGTGCAAGGCCGCCGGCGCGATCGTCGAGCAGGTCATCGCCGCGGCGCCCTTCCTCGGCGGCGTCGCCCTCATGGCGCAGACCGTGGGCGGCGAGTACGACGGCGCCTTCGCGGATCCGGAGGGGCGCGCTCGCGAAGGGGCGCTCCACATGATCGTCGACACGCAGACCTTCCTCGGGTGACGCGAAAGGCAGGATGGACCTATGGCCAAGTACGAGATCACCGAAGCGACGCACATCGAGATCCGCGACCACGGCCGCGTGATCACCTGCGACTTCCTGCCCGGCGTGCACGAGGCCGGAAAGAACGCAGACCAGGACATGGTCCTCGAGCACCTCGTCGCCCAGGGGATCGCCACGCCCGTGAAGCCGCTCAAGACGAAGGGGACCTGACATGCCAGTCCAGAAGATCACCGGGATCATCGGCCTCGCCAAGCAGAGCGCCAAGGGGACCATCGCCACCGCCCCGGCCTTCGCGCACGGCCTCTACGGGGGCACGCCGTTCTCCGTGGTCGCGCAGCAGGACATGCTCGACGTCACGGCATCCAAGCGCGTCGCCTACAACGTCTACCGCAAGGCCGTCGTCAACGGCTCCGACTTCAAGGCGCCGTCCTACCTCAAGAGCATCGGTCTGTGGCTCCTGGCCGCCCTCGGCACGGACACCGTGACCGGCACCGGACCGACGTACCTGCACACCTACTCGACCGGCGACCTGCCCTACCTATCCGCCTTCACCAAGGGCCTCGACACCACCTACGAGGCCGTGCGCGACTGCAAGATGGACCAGCTCACGCTGCAGTGGAAGAGCAGCGAGCCCGTCGAGGCCTCCGGCAAGCTGCTGGGCACGGTCATGAGCTACCCGGCGACGTTCGTTCCCGGCACCG